CACTGAAAAATCTGATGTTCGTGGCTCCAGCTGCCGCCGCGGCAATGACAGGGGTTGGGGTCGCCTCGCGCGGAGCGGCTGCGGGCGTCCTGGCCCTGAACCTAGGCCTGCGGATGACACCCATTGGTATCGCCATCGGTGCTGTTTCACTTCTTGCGGGGGGCTTCCAACTCCTGTCTGGTGTTTCCTATGGGACAGCGAAGGCTCTAGAGAAGGCCCAGACGGCTTTTGACCGATCCACGGGCGCGGCTGAAGCCACCGGTAAATCTATCATCCGGGTGGACGCTACCCTTCAGGATCTTCTCAATCGTTTTGATCTCCTCTCGGGCGGCGGGGCTATCCTGGAGTCGGCCATCCTAGACGTCCAGCGGCAGTTCGTCGAGATGGGCAAGGATGCCGACAGTGTCGGGACGACAGTCGTTGATTTGATCAAGACCATGCGTGACCTGAGAAAGGAACTTTCTCAGAAGTTTGTCTTGGAAATGGACACGTCGATCCGGGATCTGGACACGCTGATTAAGAGCACTCAGGACACTCTATCTCAAGGGCTGAAGGCGAATAAGAAAACGGTTATGGAGGTTCCCTATGATCTTCGCAGGGACAATTCCGCGTCCCAGTATCAGTCTACGCAGCTGAAGAATATCCAAAAACTGGCTGTACCATTGGCTATTCCCGGGGCCTCTGCCAATCAGGTGGGAAGCTCCACGTCACAGTTGAACGCTCTCCTTTTGGATTTTGAAACCAATGCCCGGGACAAGACTGGGATAAACCATCGGGTACAGGGGGTACTGGCAGAGTACATAAAGTCAATCCTAGATGGTTCGGCGGATACCTTCACTCAGCTGCAAGATCTGGAGAGATACATCCAGCAGAAGCAGGAACAAATCCGGGTGCGGGAAGCCGCGGTGGAACGAAGCAACCCTGCAGTTGCCACCTTGATAGATGACGCTTCTGAACTAGATACGGATGTTGCAGCCCGGATCGGGGGAAACATCTCAGGCACAACCGCTAACGCGCGGTTTAAAGAGGTGTCCCAGCGCTTTGCGAATTTTGACCGAGACAGCGACCAGCAGCGTCAGACGCTGCAGATGCTGATAGATGCTGGCATCATCACCTCCCAAGAAAACATTGATCTCATCACCCAGATGATCAACGAAGCTGAGAGTACCGCGCTCAACATCTTCCGAGGTTTCAAAGAGGAAGCCGACACGGTCAATGAGAAGATCGCGGGGGAGGACGTCAAGGCCGCGAAGAAAAAGCTCGAGGAACTGGGGAAAGAACTCAGTGAGGCCAAAGGTTTCACCGCGATCGCCAACGCCCTGACCGCACAGCTGGACCAGCTGGAGGTTGTTCGGGATCTGGAACTCAAGGCGATTGCTGCCGCAGGAGGGGATGCCGATCTGCAGGCAGCACAAGCGCTGGGGGTCAATGCTGATTATGATGCCCAAGGGGCGGATATTCAGGACAAGACCACTGATCGGGTGACGGATGTCATCGACGCGGTAGCGGCAGAAACAGCTGAGCTCGAAAAGCAAATTGAGCTGGAGGAGGTCAAGCTCAAGTATGAGGCTGACAGCCGTGAGCTGGCCCAAGCTAAGCTGGACATCGAGAAAGAGCATGTCCGCGTCGCGATGGAAGCGGCGGGGCTGGGAGCTCTGGTCGAGGACCAACTGGCTCAGATGCAAAAATTACTGGATCTGAAATTTAAGAACCGGGCTAAAGAGGACACCAAAGAGGCCGAGGAGAAACTGGCGGTCATGAAGGCCCAGAACAAAGTCGCCTTTCTGACGAAGATCCTGGGTGAAGATAATCTCCAGGTCGTGAAAGCCCGAAATGAGGCCGAGTATGATGCCTATAAACTGATTGTGGACAGCAGTGAGGCCTCTGCGGATTTGAAAGAGGAACTGCTGGCGGCGTTCCGCGAAGGTCAGAAAATTTCAGATCTTAACTTGGCGGGGCCCATCGAAAGAGCCGTCAGCGCAGCCAGCCGACTGGCGGGTAAACTGGCCCGGGCCGGTAGCCTCATGCGCACCTTTCAGGGCCAGAAAGCCCGCGCCGAGATCCGAGAAGAGTTCGCTGGCGACGAGGTGGGTGCCGCCGGTGCTCTGACCCAACTGGAACAGGAGGAGAGTCGAGGAGGAGCCCCAGCCACATGGTTTGATACCTTCGTAGATGGCTTTGTCGTTTACGGAGCCCGTGCTGCCGCTCGGGCTGAAAAAGACGCCGCCGCCGCTGAGAAAGCTGCGAAGCCCGGGCGTGGAGGGCGGAAGCACAAGAAGAGAGACCCTGAGTTCGAAAAGATGCTAGCCAGCATCAAGAACGACATCGGGTCCGCGACCATCGACATCGACAATGGTGGGGACGAACGACAGGGTCTCGAGACCATTCTGTCGGCCCTGCAGGATGCGAATGCGGAGCTTGAAAAACGTCGGGGGCTGATCGACCAGATCTCGGCCAAGACCACGCGCACCGTGGCCGAGGAAGAGCGCCTGACCGCCCTCCTTGATCAGCACGGTAAGCTGACCAGCTTCATCAAACAGGAAGAGGAGAATATCCTCTGGCTCAAAGAGAAGCAGGGTATGGCCCAGATCGACCTGAGCAAGGTCATCAAGGACTGGTCCAAAGAGTCTCTCTCGGTCGTCAAGACCGTGGAAGAGGGCACCAAGGATGTCCTGAACAATCTCCTCACAGGCTTTGGCACCCTGTTCACCGATCTGGTGAGCGGAACCAAGAGCGGCAAGGATGCTTTCCGCGACTTCGCTGCATCTGTCGTCCAGAGCCTGATGCAGGTCTTCGCCCGTATGCTGGCCATCAAGGCCCTCGAAGCCACGATGAGCATCTTCGGCAAGGGGTCAGCGGCCGGTGGATTTATCTCGGACATGCTTGACGGCCTCAAGGGGTCCCGAGAAGGAGGCATGGTCCGAAAGGCCGGCGGTGGTCCTGTGGAGGGTAACCTCGCCCGGGACAGCCAGCCTCACCTGTTGATGCCCGGTGAGTATGTCCTCCGCGCCTCCGCTGCCCGGATGATTGGTCGGGAAGAACTGGATCGGTTGAACTCCATGGGCAACACCAAACGCAAGGCCGCTGGTGGGATCGTGGGCGCGGCCAAGCCAAAAGGCCCCGGCCAGAACCAGAACCTGTGGTTGGTGGACGAGCGCTCTCGCGCACCAGTTCCGGGCCCGAATGACATGATCGCCATCATCTCTGATGACATCGCCAAGAATGGATCAACTGGCCAGCTAATCCGGGCCATCAGTGGAGGATCCATGTAATGGAGAACTTTCCTTGCACCTACTTCCGGTTCTCCACTCGCTACCCAGAGAGTGGTCTGCGCATGCAGTTGGGGCGCAGCTATGTCCACACCGCGGCCGCGCAGGCCCCGGACCAACGGCTCTTCCAGCTGAGCATCCCCGGGCTGCAGTATTTCTGTGACGCGGGGGGAGACCTGACCGCTGTCACAGAACCCGGTCGCAACATGCTGGTCCTCGAAAACTTCTATAATGACCACAAACTGGCCTTCAGCTTCAACTTCGATCACCCCGTTTATGGCACACTCGTCTGCAAGTTTAACCGGCCTCTGGAGATCCCCGAGGGGGTCATGGGGGGTACCGGGGTGCTTGAGGAAGTCCGTGTCGAGCTCCTGGAGATCCCATGACCACACCCGCCACGATCATCGCTCAGGCCCACAATCTTGAGAACGAGCCCTTTGTTCTGCTCTTTGAGCTGACGGACACAGACGGGGCTATCGTTCGAATGTCCCCGGTCGGGGAGATCGTCTGGATGGGGAAAACCTTTGAGGAGATCCCCTGCGCTCTAAGCGATGCGGGAAAACAGTCCAATGATAAAAAGAACCGTCCCCGCTTCTCAGTGGTGAACCCCGAGGGGATCTTCACGTCCGCTGTAGACCAGCGGTCATTAGAGGGGGCGACCCTCATCCGGTACCAGCTCCTCAAGAGTGATCTGACGGCAGGGGACGACCGGTCGCTGAAGCGCGAGATGCGTGTCAGCCGGGTGCTCAGCGTCACCAAAGAGATTATAGTTTTGGAGTCCCGGGGCGCTTTGGATGGGGCCCGCTTCAAGCTGCCGTATCGCCAATATGCCCCACCGGAGTTCCCTCATGTCCGACTTAAATAAATGGCTGGGTATCGCCTATGAAGAGGGGAAGAACGACTGCTTCTCCCTGATCCGAAACTACCTCATCGAGGTCTACGGCATCTGGACCCCCAACGTGGCCCGCCCTAGTGACTTTTGGGAGGATCCCCATCTCGATCTGTACTCGCTCTACAAGCAGACGGATTTCCAGAACGTCTTTGATGACCATCTCCGCGTCGGGGATATCCTGCTGATGCCTTATGGCACAAGGACCAACACCCATGCGGCCATTGTGGTCGAGGGAAACCAGATCCTGCATGCCCTTCCCCAGCAGCTGAGCTGCTTGGATCCCCTACGCCCCAGGTGGGGCCGTAGGGCCAACGTGGTTCTGAGACACCCTAAAATTGCCCGCCCGGTCGAGGGCGATTCCGTACATATCCATGAGGTCATCGATGTTGAGCTTTTCAAAAACCCAGAGTTTCAAGCCGCAGCTAAAAGAGCTCTGGACGGACGCAGCTGAGCGCTGCGGGGTCATCACCCCCGAGGGGGAGATTCTGGAGACAGAAAACCTCGCAAAAGACCCCACAGAAATGTTTCAGATTCCAGAGGAGGCTCTGGCCGGCGCTCTGGCATCTTGGCACACACACCCCCGAGGGTCGGCCAATCTTTCCATCCCTGACTTTTGGTTTTTTAAATCATGGCCAAGTCTTAAACATTTCGTTATTTATAGTGACGAAGTAAGAGCGTACTGTGTACTTGACGGAATGGTGTACAATTTTGACGCGGAAGACGATATATCTCCACGGCCAGCTGGCTGAGCATCATGACAAGCCTATTGAAGTCGAGGCGGCTACAGTAGCCGAAGCGATGCGCTTTCTTGAGCAGTACGTCGACGTAGACGAACCCCTCTCGGTCAAGATTGACGGAGTGGACAACTACGAGGACTTGTTCCAGCGCCAAGACATTGATGAGATCCACGTGCGTACCATCACCTTCGGTGGTGGCGGCAAGGGGGGTCTCATGCAGGTCCTTATCGGGGTCGCGCTGATCGGTCTGTCATTCGCCATGGGTGGCGCAAGTTTTCTCGTGATCGGGGGCAAGTCCCTCATCACTGCCGCCAGTGTCTTTTCTGCCGGCGCTATGATGGCCCTTGGCGGGATCCTGCAAATGCTGGTCCCTAGTCCCGAGGACAACGAGGATGAGAAGTCCCAGTATTTTGGAACGGTGCAGAACACCGTCGACGTGGATACCCCGATCCCCTTGATTTATGGCACCCGCCGTTTTGGTGGTCAGATCCTATCCTTCGACGTCGACACAAAACGTCTGGTCAATTCCGATGCCTCCGAGGGGGTCACGGTAGAAGCCGGGGATGGGATCCATAAGACCTATGACACACTCCACCTTGTTGACGCTCTTCGTCCCCTCAGACCGGTGTACACCTCAAACGTATCCAGTCTCTCTAATGTACCGGTGGCTGGTTAATGGGTAAGGGTGGTGGTCCAAGTATTCCTGAGGACAGCTTCAAGAGCGACGACGTTGTCGAGCTCACATTGGGTATTTGTGAAGGACCGATCGCTGGTCTGGTAGATGGCGGTCGCAGTTTCTATCTGGGCGAAACCCCCTTGGTCTCACAAGGTGGCAACCTCAACTTCTTCAAATTCGAGCTGCATGACTACCGTGGGGGGGATGTGGCTTCCCCCGTTCGAAACGTGCTTGGCGGCACGACTTCCAACGTCAGTGTCAGCACGACACTCGCGCACAACGTACCTGTGGTCAGGCTCACACCCTCCAACCTCAGCAATACCATAGATTCTTTGGACGTGCGAATTGTGTTCAACCGGGTTCTGGAGCAACAGGACAACGGTGATGTTCAGAAGGTGAACATCAATCTGAAGATGCTGTACCGTGAGGTCGGGACAACGACATGGAATTGGTTCTTCGGCACAGATGCCTGGAACGAAGATCTCAAGATCAGCGCAACCTCAGTCAAAGAATTTACCAAGCAGGTTCCCCGCATCAACGGGGACTGGGAAGTCTGGGTTGAGCTGGCGCAGGATGAGAACGACAACCATGACATCAACATCGCGTGGGAGAGCCTTCAGGTCACCACAGCGGATCCTCAAACCTACAACAACCTAGCATTGGTCCGGGTCCTGTCTGAGGCCTCGGATCAGCTCAATGGGGTCCCGAATCTTTCTGCCGACTGGAACGGCAAGATCACCAAGATCCCTTCCAACTATGAACCAGTGACCCGATACTGCACCGGGACATGGGATGGGACATTCAAAGATGGTTTCACGGACAACCCCGCATGGTGTCTGTATGACCTTCTGACCAATGAGACCTATGGTGCAAAGGCCTACTATCCGGATCTACTGGTGGACCGTTTCAGTTTCTATGATGCCGCACAGTGGTGTGATGTTCTGGTACCCCGGGAGGCTGGAGGTTTTCAGCCTCGCTTCACTTATAATGATGTGATCGACGACCAGCGCGATGGCCACAGCATGCTGCATTATATCGCAGCGATCTTCGGGGGTCAGCTGACAGAAGACCCGTCGGGTATGATCGTCCTAAAAGTGGACAAGCCGGGGACAATCAAAAGCATTTTTGGCCCCGAGTCTGTTGAGAATGGGGACTTCTCCTACAATTACACAGACGTGGAGACCCGGCCAAACACCTACAACGTGACCTTCATCAACCCTGACTTGGGCTGGGAGAAAGACGTTCGGCGGATTGACATCCCCGCCTTCGTCACGAAGCACGGCCGCACTGCGCGGGATCACTTCGCCGTCGGGTGTGTTGACGTAACCGAGGCCCAGCGTAGGGCGTTCCTTCGGCTCCTGCGGGCGAACACTGAAACTCTGACAGCGACCTTTAAGGTTCCACGTCAGGGCATGCTCTTGGAGGTTTATGATCTCATCGGGATTTCGGATCCGACGATGCGGTGGGGCCTCTCTGGCCGGATCAAGAGTGCTGACGGTAACCAGATCACTCTTAGAGATCCTTTGGTGGTTCCTGTTAATACGTCGATGAAGATGATTGTCCAGTCCCCGGGAGGGGCCACGGAGCTCTACGTCCAGAGTGGGGTCACAAACGCGCAGGTTCTGACCATCACCTCGGGAGTGTTGCCGGGGGACATGCCTACTCACGCTCAGTTCATGTTGGAAGAAACCACGATTGGACTGGTGAAACCCTTCAGGATTCTTTCGGTCTCCGAAGACGGTACCGATGCTGAGGTATTCACGGTTACGGCGCTGGAGTTCAACGGCAACAAATTCGGTGACGCGGACGTTCAGGTGTACTCCGGCACTACCAGCTATTCCTCCGACTTTGCCAGCTTAGGTCCCCCAGATACCATCGTTGCACAGTCAGGTACGGAGCATCTTATCAAGCACCCCAGTGGGTCTATTGAGAGCCGGATCTTTGTCACGTGGAACCAGTACATCCCCTCGACGGTGGAAGTATTCTACCGGCGGGTGGGGGTGGATGACTATCAAGTAATCACCGGGGCCGGGGCCTCAGCCTATATCCCCAACGTCGTGGATGGGGCGGATTACAACATCAAAATCCGTCTGAAGGACGGGTTCCTGTCCCAAGAGATCACCCACACAGTCGTAGGCAAGACAGCCCTGCCGGCCAAGGTGCTGGGCTGGACCATTGAAGGGGGTCTCGCGGAGATCTACCTCTATGGTACCCCGTTCCTCGAAGCGGACTTCAAATTCTTCCGGATTTATGGTGGAGCTCTGGGGGACACCTTTGAGAACGCGGTCCTCTTGGAAGAGACCCCCTCCACCAGCTATGTCCGGGTCATCCCTGACAATGACACAATTGACCAATACTGGATCACCGCGGTGGACACCTCCGGGAACGAGGGGCCTCCTTCGGATCCGCTCTCTCTGGTCGACGGACCTGGGTCGGTCAATACGATCTGGGATGACATCGCCCTGAGCGCACAAGAGGCCTTCGAACGGTTCAACGGAGCCTTTGATGAGAGCTTCGACCGTCTGGCCGAGCTTGACATCGACGCCCGCGTTACAGACGCACTGGAGACGGCCCGTGTTGAAGGTGTGGTTGATGAAGTGAAGACTGAACTGACGGCAGGGGTTGACGGCGTCGTCGCAGATTTGGTCCAAAATTATTACACCGCTGCTACCGTAGATACGGCCCTCGTCGCTTCTGAACTGATCTTGAACACTAAAATCGACACCGATGTCGGAGCTGTAACGGCCGACCTCACCAACAACTACTACACGATTACCAGCACAGACACGGCCATCGCAAACTCTGCGCTGATCTTGAACACCAAAATCGACACAGATGTCGGAGTTGTATCATCCAACCTATCCAACAATTATTACACAGCATCCAGCACTGATACGGCCATAGCCGCACAAATTACGACCTTTAATACCACCCTTGGTAGTCAATATGCCGATATTACGACCACAACAAATTCGATAGACGGCATCAGAGCAGTACATGGCGTCAAGATCAACAACAACGGCGCGGTCTCAGGGTACGGTCTGATTTCATCACTGGTCAATGGTCAGGTCACCTCGGACTTCATCATTGATGCGGATGCCTTCCGGGTGGGCAAAGGGGCCTCCTCTGGGACTTACACCTCCCCGTTTCAGGTGATCGGATCTACGACCTACATCACGAAGGGACGAATTCAAGTCGCGGATATCGACACCCTACAAATTGCGGGCGATGCTGTCACGGTGGCTAGCTCTTCCACTTTGAATAATGCCCTAGTGGGCGGGGCAAATCAGCTGGTTCACAGCGGAAGTCTCTACTTCGACCAGTCAGGATACATCATTGTTCTGTGGAGTGGTGCGCACGGCTACGACGCTGGCGGACCCTATGCACATGACTTTCAGCTCTGGGTTAACGGCTCTATGGTACAGTCGAGAGGCGGCGTAGACGTAGAAGACTATCCGATGCTTTCATACGGGCAAGCTGTCAACGCTGGCACAACTTCGGTGGCCGTCTACTGGAGCGCACAAGGTATCGATCTTGAACTCTCAAACAGAACTCTAAGTCTTTCTGGAGGTAAGCGATGAAGCATTACATCGTATATGACCCCAATGGAATTGTCACTCAAACTGGAACCGTTCAGGACGAAGTTTTCGACACAATTTATAAGGCTCCAGATGAGACTGTTCTCGAAACAACCGAGCGCTATGAGCCTGATCAGATCTATTGGAAAGACGGCATACAAACTCTGCCCCTGAAACCTGACCGATGGAGCGTGTTTGATACGGTTTCAGAGGCGTGGGTAGATCCCGTTGATTTAAAGACACTGACACGCGTTGCTAAAAAAGCCACGCTTGAGATCAACCAAGCCAGCGATCATGCCCGAACTCATTACGTGACCAGCATCACAGGGCAGGACAGCATTTACGGGCGCAAGAAAGAAGAGGCGATTGCTTATCTTTCCGCCTCGCCTGAACCAACTGATCTGACACCCTATCGCTTTCTCGCAAAAGAGGTCGGTCTTACAGCGCCAACAGCCTACGAGCTGGCTCAGCTCTGGCTCAATATGGACGACTTCTGGACACAGAAAGCGGCCGATCTTGAAGAGATCAGAATGACAGCGATTTACGCCCTTAGCGATGCGCTGACAGCCAACGAAATTGAAACGATCAAAGAGGCGGCGAAGGTCGATCTGAAGTCAGTGGTGGAGAACTAAAAATGTGGTATAGAACCGGAACAATCACGCTGACTAATGCCAGCACGACTGTCACAGGCGTTGGCACCAACTGGATCACGCAACAGGCAGGATGGATCCTCGTATCTGAACAGGATGCAGTCCTCTATGAGGTCGCCACTGTCGTGTCTTCCACTGAGATCACTCTAGTCTCGGCGTTCGAAGGAACCACAGGGTCCACGCTTTCATACGGGATCATTCCAACTCAGTCTCTGAACTTAGATCTCGCGGGCAAGATTAATGAGCTGATCACCAGCTTCAACACCACCCGCGACTCATGGACCGGCGTTCTGGCCGACTTCAGTCTCAGCGCCTTCAATCTGTGGCAAGCACAGCCTGGAAACGAAGCTGGAACTGTCACGGATTTCTTCAACGACCTAACTGGCGCTACCGGTGCCACTGGGTCAACAGGAGCAACTGGCCCAACAGGGGCTACAGGGCCAACAGGACCAACCGGTCCTCAAGGCATTCAAGGCGTCACAGGAGACACCGGCCCCACCGGTCCTCAAGGTATTCAGGGTATTCAAGGCATCACTGGCGACACAGGAGCCACGGGAGCTACAGGGGCGGGCTTGATAATTCTAGGGACCATCGCAACGGTCGGCGGTCTCCCAGGTTCAGGCTCTGCTGGTGATGCTTATGCCGTGGGCACCGTATCTCCGAGAGACATCTATGTCTGGGACGCGCTGAACACTGAGTGGGATAATGTTGGCCCTCTTGAAGGCCCACAGGGTGATCAGGGTATTCAAGGTACACAGGGCATTCAAGGCGTCACCGGCGACACCGGCGCTACAGGTGCAACTGGCCCACAAGGTATTCAAGGTATTCAAGGTGACACGGGCGCAACCGGTGCACAGGGTATTCAGGGTATTCAAGGTATCCAGGGCGACATCGGTCCAGCTGGCACATACGCTGGCGGAACTGTCGCGGGTATTGTTGCCGCTGATACGCTGAGAGACAAACAGGTGGTTCTGACGGGGACGACACCTGTGATCGATCTCAGTAGCGGTGGGCATTTTCAATTGACCACCTCGGGGCACACCACCTTTGCGTTCAGCAACTTCCCACCATCGGGCTATTCCCAGACCGTTACCCTGAGTGTCACTGCGGGGGGAGCACATACTTTGACGTTCCCCTCCATCCTTACAGAAGACGGAGTGGCCCCAGAAGCTCCCGCCAACGGGGCCCTTGGCAAATATCACATCGAGGTGGTCAACAACGGGGGGGCCGTATCCTATAGCCTCATAACCAGTGGGGTAGCTTATTCATGAGACGCCGCATGATCAGTAAAGGGTATAAACCCGTGCAACCGTGGGATATTACCACGGCTAGATATGAGAAGGTCAATATACTCGATGCCTTTGAGCAGACTGTGCCGTCTCTTAGCGTGTCTGGCGTTCAATCCTTCACCACAGATGTCTTTGCAAAAGAGACCAATACAGAGAAGATTTTTGTTCTAGGACAGACCCCTTCGGCCATTCATGCGTATGATGTCACTGACTTGGCCACGAGTTATTTGGATCCTCCCTCCGGCACCTATAGCCTTTCCGGACTGACCAATGCTCCTTCTTCTTTTTATTTCAAATCCGACGGCTTGGTGATGTTTTTGCTCGATTCAGGGCAAGAGCTACACGAATTCAGCCTAAGTACAGCTTGGGATGTAGCTACGCTTTCTTTTGTTCGCACCATTAGCACAGCGGCCTCCAGCGAAGGTGATCTTTGGGGTTTGCAATTCAGACCTGACGGGACAGCGTTTTATTTCACTGGAACTCAGAGCAACGCAGTATGGGAATTTCACCTGAGTACCGCTTGGGATATCACGACAGCTTCATACATCCAAAACTTTAACATCAACGCCCAAGAAACTCAGGCCACGGGCTTGGCTTTCAGCTCTGACGGGGCGGTGATGTTTGTGAGCGGTATCTCCAATGATAGCATTTGGAGATACAACCTAAGCGTACCTTGGGATGTAAGCTCAGCCGTGGTGGATCAAAGTGTTAACGTGGAAGCTCAAGAATTCCAACCGATGGGGATGTACCTCACAGAAGACGGGGCACGTTTGTTCCAAGTAGGTTTCATCTACGATAACATTGAAATCTACAATATGACTTCTGCCGTTCATATTGATCCAGACAGCCCCACAGCGCAGGGCGTGGTCTTGAGTAACGACGGAACCAAAATGGTCATAACAAATCCAAATTTGGAGTTTTATACTCTGTCAACTCCTTGGGATCTACTTACGGCAACCAATTCTGGCGGGTCTGCTTATTCAAATGTGGACAATCAAAATACTTCCTTTAAGCCAGATGGTCTTCAGCATTACGTCGCCGCTCACGACGGCAATGTGCGAACCTACACATCGGGTACAGCTTTCACAGCTGGTACTTTAACGCGCATCACTTCCTTTGGCGGAGACAGCATTCACACGATACAGTGGAACTCTGATGGAACCCGCTGTTATGTGGGTTTCGGAGGTTCCCCTACATACGGAATTAAGGAATATAATTGCAGCACGGCCTACAATACAGCCACCGCCACCTACTCTCGGGAAATCTATCTAGGGTCTATCGAGGCCGTCATTCTTAGTTTCGTCATAAAGCCAGACGGAACAAAGCTGTATATTCAGGGCCAAGGGAGAGTGCAAGAATTAGACTTCGGCACTCCTTGGGATATAACAACTCTAAGTTACCTTCAGAAATTCACCTTCCCTTATGATGACTACAAAGGAATCTACATCTCTCCCGATGGTCTGAGGCTGTTTGTAGTGAGAGGAAAAACACTTACTGAGTATTTCGTGGATCGATTTGATCTAGGCCCATAAATGAACAGAAAGGACTTACAATGTTCGTTAAAATCACAAACGGTGCCGTCGCTCAATACCCCTATACGGTAGGAGAGCTGCGCCGCGATAATCACCCCACCGGCTTTCCCCGAGACATTCCTGTCGAGATGATGGCTGAATACGGGATGTTTCCAGTAGGGTACACTGGCGCTCCAACTATTGACCCTCTCCTTGAAAAGGTCGCCATCAGCGATCAGCCTTCTCTTGTGGAAGGGGAGTGGAAGCTGACAAAGACGGTGGTGCCGATCACCGAAGCGGAGCTTTCAGCTCTTAGATCCAGCCAGGAGAAAAATGTGGCGCGAGAACGAGATCGCCGTCTTGGACTGGACTTTGAGTTTCAGGGTCAGATGTACCAGCGTGACGCAAAATCCGTGGCCCGCATCAGCGGTGCCGGCACATTAGCTCTAGGAGCTATAGTTGCCGGCGCTCAAGTAGGGGATCTACGCTGGCATGGTGGAGATACAGACTTCTCTTGGATCGCTTCTGACAACGCCACGACGACCATGGATGCTCAAACGTGCTTTGCATTTGGGGCAGCTGCGGCCGCTGTTGAGACGGAGCTTGTGTTCAAGGCCAAAGCTCTGCGTGAAATGGATCCGATCCCCGATGATTATCACTCAGACACGTGGTGGGTCTAAGTAATCATCGGGAGACAAAAAGTACCTTCAATATAGTGAGACATACAGGACTTCGTATATTATAGTGGCCCCATAATATACGAGAGGTACCACTATGACCCCGGCTGTTTTTGACTTCAAGCTATGTGTAGCAGGAGACAAGATCTCGAGCAAAACCGTCACGGTTACCTTCCGGGATGACCTCGGAGCTCTGACGGAACCAGATCTCGGGGCCTACACTGCTGAGATGTCCTTCGAAGGGAAGCACAAGAAAGGGACCTTGGTTCTGACAAGTGGCACCGGGGATATAACCTTGGTGGACAATGTCGTCACAATTCTGGAGTTCACCGCCCCCGCGGTACAGGATGTGTACCAATACAACCTCAAACTTTTCCGACCAGATGGGGCCAAGCTCACCTATCTCCGGGGGGATCTGCCCGTGCAGGTCGAGGTTTAAATGACCCAGATCCTGCTCACCATACAGGACCCAGGTCCTTCCGTTGATCTCCAAGTCACAGACGTAGAGCAAACCCAACTGATACAGATAGAGAGTGCCCCAGACGTTATTCTGAACGTCGAGAATGGCGCGGGTCCTCGGGGTATCAACGGGGCCTCAGCCTATGACGTCGCGGTGACAGCCGGTTTTGTGGGTACTGAGGCCGAGTGGCTGGATCAGATGGCGGACGGGAGTGATGCGGCCACTGCGGCTGTTCTCGCTACGCCCCGCAGCATCGCTCTGATCGGAGACGTCACAGGCTCAACATTATTCGATGGTTCTGGTGACGTCACAATCACGGCGACCGTAGCCAACGACAGTCATTTTCTGAGCACAGCCAGTATCTCGGACATAAGCACGACGGGGAAAGCGGATGGAGCTTTGCTCCAATATTCTTCGGTCTCTGAAAAGTACGAACCAAAGACTTCTTTGGTGAACTCAAATCTTACAATCACTGGAGGGTCCTTCTAATGGCAACCGTAATTATTCTCAAGAAATCCTCGACAACAGGTGGAGCCCCACTTGCTGGCGATCTGAACCAAGGCGAGCTGGCGCTTAACCTAGCCGACCGAAAGATCTACACGAAGGACAACGGCAATGCCGTTGTTCTCCTGGGTACAGTTTATGTGGACAGCACAGAACCACCAAGCCCTGCGGAGGGCGATCCGTGGTACGATCAGACCACCAACACGCTGAAGGTGCACAACGGAAGCGGCTTTGACAGCTACGCCAAGGAAGGACATACGCACTCCGCCTCTGACATCTCGGACTTTGATACTGAGGTTTCCAACAACGCGGCCGTTGCGGCGAACACAGCAAAGACCGGCAACGCGACTCATACCGGTGAAGTCACTGGTAGCGGGGCGCTGACGATCGCCAGTAATGTGGTCGACGCTGACAATCTGAAAGTCACCGGGAACGGCACAACTTCCCAGTATCTGCGTTCAGATGGGGATGGAACCTTCTCTTGGGCGACGCCTCCAGACACCGACACCAATACGACGTACTCAAACGGCACCGGTGTCGCACTGGTAGGCACAACCTTCTCCATTGGCCAGGAGGTTGGAACTGGCAGTGATGTAACCTTCAACTCAGCCACAGTGGGCGACCTGACGGTCACGGGCACGTTGAACGCCGTGTCCTCGAATGAGGTCAACATCGGTGACGGTATCATTGTGTTGAACGCCGATGAGGTCGGTGTACCCTCGCAGAACGCGGGCTTCACAATTGAGCGCGGTACTTCTGCCAACGTCTCTGTCCTGTGGGACGAGAGCGCAGACGCGTGGACATTTGGTGATGAAACTGTTCAGGGGATGATCATTGACGGTGGTTCATTCTAATGGCCACAAGGATCAAGCCCAAAAGATCCAGCACCGCATCAGCGGCACCGCTACCGGGTGATCTCGACGCTGGGGAATTGGCCATCAACTTGGCCGATGGCCGGATCTATTCCAAAACCGAAGCGGGCGCGATCCAAACTCTTGGTGTTTCCGACTACGGTCAGTTGAGTGGATTGCCAACACTGGGTACAGCTGCGGCCACGGCCGCGTCTGCATATGCAACAGATGCCGAAGGGGTGCTCGCAGGCGTAACCGGTAACACAGGCATCACCGAAGGTGGTGTCCTCACTATCAATGCAGATCCTACTAAACTCGATGTCTCGGCAGGTTCTGGATACGTCATTGATGACACAGTTTCACCCCCAACCGTAACTCCCGTCACTTGGACAGCATTCTCGGCAGTAACCTTGACCGATCTGGCAACGGCAACCTCGACTGACATTGCAATCAATGCAGCGGGTGCAGTTGTTCAGCAGCGCAACTTCACAGTTGATGAGCTGCGGACCCACATCCTACTTGGTGGTGTTGATCATGTCGGTGGGACTATACGTAACGTATTCCCAATCCAGATCCCCTCGTATGCGCCGGGTCTTGGTGTACGCGACTTGAGCCGCGCAGTGGGTGATCTCAATCTGAGCGGTAATGCTTTTACGGCGGCTGGCGTAGACCTGTCTGTGACAAAGAGTGGTGGTACAGTATTCTCCTTTGGCCGTAATTCCGCTGCCAGTAAGACTGATCCTCATCGGATCACTACGGCATTACTAAGTCCCGCACAATTTAGCTACGTATTCCGTAACGGGGGCGGTGGAACTTCCGTTCAGGCTGCCGTGACCACCATCAATCCTCTGAATTATGATGATGGAACCGGCAATCTTGCTACAGTGGGTGTAAACGATTTTGCCATTCAACAGTTCCTATACTTCGCAAACGCAAACAAGGTGTTCGTGCAGTTCGGAACAGCCACCTACAACACAATGAAGGAAGCTATTGAGGGTCTGTCTCTTGCGACCTTCCCTGACCTCATCGGTTTCACCTCTGCGATGCGACGAGGTGTTCTGATTGTTAAACGCGGCACAACAGACCTGTCTGATCCTGCCGACGCCAAATTCTTTGTATCTGATAAGTTTGGTTCCGTCGCTGGTTCGACGGGGGTCGCTGCGGCACAATTTGGCGACATGCTGGCGAGTATTTACGACCCAACCGCTGTCGCTGGAGACGCATTCTCGATGGACGCCATGGTGGAAGGAACCACCACTAAAGTCCTCACAGCTACTGAAAGGTCGAAGCTGGCAGGTATCGAAGCCTCAGCTGATGTGACTGATACCGTCAACGTCACTGCTGCCGGTGCACTCATGGATAGTGAGATCACGAATCTTGCTCAGGTCAAGGCATTCACCAGTGCGGATTACGCAACAGCGGCTCAGGGTACCACAGCTGACACAGCCACGCAGCCA